GTTCTGCTGCTGTTGCAGCTACATTAGTCCCTCCAATATCCAGAGTAGTCATAGAGACTTCACCAGCTACTGTTAATAGACCACTTGTAAAGGTTAATAAGTCTGTATCAGTCGTATGTCCAATGGTCGTGCCATTGATATTAAGATTATCAACTACTAAAGCTGTAAGAGTTCCTAATGAAGTTACATTACCTTGAGCAGCAGTTGCTAGTGTACCAGCTATAGTCCCACCAGAAACATTTATACCAGCACTAAAGACTGGTATCTGATTCATAGTGACTACGCCACCAGAAGATATAGATATAGAATCAGTATCTGAGGCGGCTCCAATATTCCCACCATCAGGAATAACAATATTACCGCCAGTAGTCATTAGACCACCACCAGTATATGTACCGCTTACATCTAGATTTGCATTAATATCAGCCAGCGTAGCATTAAGTTCTATTTCATCTGTTGCATTAATATCTAAAATAGTAGCAGAAGGAGCATTAATATATTGACTCGAATCATTAAACTGTAGTTGCCTAGTACTATTTAAAAGAATACCAGTATCTGCAACGTGAGTAAGAGTAACATCCTGATCGTCTCCAAAGTTAAGGACTGCACCATCTGCTAAGAAGAGATCACTAAACTCTAATGCGCTAGTTCCTAGTGCAGCCCCATCGGATGCATCAGGTACGAAAGCTGTAGTAGCTGTTATAGTTGTTGCTTGGAAAGTACCATTAGTTGTTAAGCCTGTATCAGCCGTATGCGTAAGTGTAATATCTTGGTCATCGCCAAAGTTAATTACGGCTCCGTCAGCTAAAAAGAGATCACTAAATTCTAATGAGCTTGTTCCAAGTGCTGCTCCGTCTGAAGCGTCTGGAACAAATGCAGTAGTAGCTGTAATTGTGGTAGCTTGAAAAGTACCGTTTGTAGTTAGTCCTGTATCAGCAGTATGAGTAAGTGTAATATCTTGATCGTCACCAAAGTTTATAACTGCGCCGTCTGCAAGGAATAAATCGCTGAACTCTAAGGCAGACGTACCAAGGGCTGCTCCATCAGATGCATCAGGAACAAAGGCCGTCGTTGCTGTAATAGTTGTGCCTTGAACTGTGCTAGAACCTACAAAGGTTCCACTAGCGGTTATTGTTGTAAAAGCACCTGAACTAGCTGAACTAGCTCCAATAGTCGCACTATCTACAGTACCTCCATTAATATCTGCTGTATCTGCTACAAGAGCATCTGTCGTAACTGTGCCATCAAAGAAGGCATCCTTGAACTCGACTGAACTTGTACCTAAATCTATATCATTGTCTGTAACGGGTACAATAACCCCATCTTGAATACGGATCTGTTCTACTGCCGAGCTTGAAACCTCTACAAAGACTCCCCAACGATTATTAGTACTATCAGCGACTATCTTATTAAGGAAATCTAAGTCACCAATCGTATGAATATTACCACCTTCTGCTGCCGTACCGTCGTGCTGGTGCCCTGTTGAGCTTGACGTTGTTGAGTACGCAAAAGCGTTTAATAGCTGGTTATATTCGTCATTAAACAGAGCCGCTGTAATAGTGTCCCCGTCTGAAAACGAACTCTGCCGTGTATAAGTCTGCGTCATTTATCTATCTCCTTCCTGACGGTACATAATCTATATAAAACCCATTAATTGCATAAGGTGCTTTTTGATCGCCACTAAATATCTTAAAACTACTTGTATGTCCACTACCTTGTACAGCTTGTCTAACCATAGGATCATTCTGCGATCCAAATACAACTGAATTAAATGTCGATGCACTATTTCCAAAAATCGCTGGTAAAGATACAGAATCAAGTTCATAATCTAGAGGTTGAGGTACATTCCTATCTTCATAATCAAACCTCACTCTTAATGATGGTTGAACAATTCCTTCTGGACTTAAAGACATACGCACATACTGTAAAGTTTTTCGGGTTCCTAAATCACCAAAATCTAAATTAGGCGTTGTATATTCTGCTACAATATCTGCGGCTGATCCTGCTGGCGTAAAATAATCTCCATCATCGTGTACATAGATATATCCATCTTTATCACCATGATATGTCTTTTCTATACGATCCTTATCAAAACTAGAGGCTATAGCATGAGCCTGTATTCCTAATGTTTCTGACCACTCAAACCCATTAGGAGTAAGAGTTCCAATAATACCTCTTGCTGTTGTATAAGATGCTCCTGATTCTGAATAGAATAAGCGATACTGTGATTTCTTTCTTAATACAGCACTATCTATTCTATAAGTATTAATGGCTGATGCTATATCGCTGACGATAGATTGAATTTGTCTGCTAACAGAACCTAACTCAACGTCACCAATACGTGCCGTACCAGCAATAGTACGAATGCCATCAGGACTCAAGAAAATCAAATCACCCGCAATCTCTTGAATACTTCTACCATCCAAACAACCCACATTCTTTGTAATAGGTACAACTGCAATCGTACTCGAATTATTTATATTCTGCAATTTATAAATTGAGTTAGAACAAAATATAATCAAATCATCACGGAAGCTTTTAATTCCTACGACTTGATCATCAAGCTTAATAGATCCAGAGCCTGAGCTAGTAAAATCATCTATATCACTTGTACCACTATAATAAATAGTGTTCGGTGATGTCGCTGCTCCTGCAACTACTAAGTGTTTATCATGCATTACACAGAACTTAGGATACTCAGTACTGCTTACAGTAATCTCTTTACAAAAGTAAGTTCGGCTTGATAAAGCACTTCCTGTACCCGTCATCTTAAAGTACATTGGCTTAACGCCCGAACCTTCATCAGTGATAATGACTTCACCGTAATCGGTATCACCTTCGTAGATTGCAAAGCTTGCTAAGTCTTGTGAAGTCCTTGCTAGAGTACTACGACCTGTAAACGTGCTGTGATTATCTCCTCCTGAAGCAACACTATCTTTATTTATCTGTAACCAACTATCGCCATCCTGACTAAAATAGATATTAGTTCCTGAGCAAGCAATTAAACCATCTGCATAGACTTCAAGACCATAAATATCATTATCTGTATTTGGCCTTGTGCCATCCCCAAACTGAGAATATCCATTAATTCGTCTATAGCCGCCATCTGGATCAACTTCAAAGTTTCTTAACTTCGTTGCTAATCCCGGCTGTGCAAGCATTTCAAACTGATTTAAATTTGTGTTTAAACCACCTTTACATGAAACACCATAGGGTTGTGATGCTGACATTAAATAAATCCTATTCTGTCATCTTTTATATAAACTGGCGTAGGCTCTAATAAACTAGAACGCATTCTTCCCAATCCTCTTTTATAATCATCAAGAGCAAATGCTGCTGCTTGCGGATTATCTTTAAACTGCCAAATATAATATCTGGCTCGTGATAATAGAACAGCACCATATACATCAGGAAATACAATCGTATCGCCATAAGCATCAAGTTCAGTAGGTAAATCCCAAGCAAAGAACCATATCCTATAAACCTGATCAGGTATAGGACTTAATCCAAAGTTACGTGCGTCAGGACTACGAATAACCCTATTAGGAACACCATACTGTGTTGTATCTGCATCATCTTTATTTTCGGCAATCCGAAGATAATCCTTCCATTCTTCAGTAGTCGTATACCTAAGATTCTTTATGGTATACGGAGCAGATTCTCCACTAACCCCCACAGTCGTTAAAAGAAAGTTATCCCAATCTATTGATCCATAGTCTGCCGTAATACTAGAACTAGAGGCTTTAAGTTCATACCACCTAGTACCTGCTACAGTTTCTACATAAACATTGCCGTACATAGGATCAGTAGCCCCGCTCTCGGCTGTAGCCAAGAAAGGCCACTGAGGTTCCTCATTGACAATATCTAAGTAAGCAGTATTAATTGAATCTTTTGCGTGTTGCTGTATACCTACAGCGCTGCCAAAGTTTGCAGAAGTTAGTACAACCTCGTTAAGTTCTCGCAATAATTTATTAGTTAAATTGAGAAATGTTGCCATTTATTACCTCTTTGCTTTTCCACCTTTAGATGCGGCCTTTCGGCTTGGCGATCCGGGTCGAGTAATCTGCTCAAATATAGACTTCTTAGGAGCTTTCTTAGTACTCTTTTTACCCTTTTTGCTCTTCGCCTTACTACCCTTTGCATATCCCGGTCGAACATCGGGGGGCGGTCTGCGTGGCGCTCGTGATCGTTCCATTTGAGCAGATACTGATGGTGATATTGTAGCAGCTTGTCGCATTGCCTCCTGTTCACGTATACCCTCCGCTTGGCCTGTTGTTCTCTGTGCCTGTCTTGGAGGATTAGCTCGTCTTGTTGCTTGATGTGCTCGTGCTGCTTCTACACCCAGTACATTCACGTTAGGACGAATATTAGGGCCACCACGCCCTCTAACACTCGTGACAGAGCCACTTTGTTTCCTAACTCTTCCACCTTTAGCCTTCCCTGTACGCTGACTGCCCGGACTTTGCATTGAAGCAATATCTTTATAGTCTTTTTTTCCTACCATAATTTATTACCTTATATTTATATGTGTTGGCTGTTGATCTTCTGGTAGCTTGAGTCTTAGTAGAATAGTCAACAAACCATTGTTAAATTCAGCTTCCTCAACTACAACATGTTCTGCTAAATGAAACTCTTTTGTAAAAGACTTACCACTTATACCACGATGCAGATAAGAATCCCCTCCTTGATCTTTATCCTGCTTATTTCCTTTGATACTTAGTTTACCATCCGTTTTAGAATGAACTACATCAATGTCTGCCTTATTCCATCCTGCTAAAGATACTTCTACAGTATATTCCTCTTCACCAGAACGAATTAAATTATACCGAGGATATTCAGGTTGTCTGAATCCTCGAATCATTTCATTATGTAGGCGATCAAAACCAACCCACAAACTATTTAAATCAGCTAATGCTAAATTATTCATGTCTTTTCTCCTTGTAGCCCCCTTAGCGGTAGGCTTATTGTAGACCCTTGCGGTATCTGTATTATTCACCATCCCAATTCAAGTCTGTTAGCCGTCGTTGAGTGATTCTCATATCTTCAATAGGTTCTAAATCCTCTTGCATAGATTCAGAATGAGACCTTTCTTTTTTAAAAATACGATCATAATTCTCATCGTACTTTTTTTTGTCAAAGTGCTTCCTGAAGCGACTATCCTTACTGACAATCGCTTTTCTAAACATTACAGGTCTTTCATCAGAACCTAACTGAGCCATACAAATTAATCCGGTAATACACCTAAATGCAAAAACTCGACTAAATAAGTCACAGTCGTTGCAGCAGTTGCCAGATTATTTGCTAGGGGCTTGAGTCTTGCATAAATTGAACGTGATGACGCGCTATACAAAGTAGATGCAATAACAATTGCTTCTGAAGTAGCAGGGCCACCATAAACACCAGCAGTTACGCCAGTACCTACAAATGCGTTAGCTGCATGACCATGTGAATCTTGTATAATATACAATGGTACATTAGCTGTCCAAGTTACTGCTGACCCACCATCATCTAAGATAGCTTTTTCATCAATAATTTGACCACCGCCTGCCGCAGTTCCTAAATCGAAATCAACATCATCACCTGAAGCCCCTGCTGTAACAATGTTACCTGCTGGAATTGCAATGAGATTACGAATAATTGTATCTGCTGGCTGTGTCAATGTAACATCATAAGTTGCATCAGCCGTTACTGCAATAGTTCCGGTAGTGCCTGAAGTCCATGAATGAACTACATTATCAGCAAGACCACGAACATCTGCTGTTCTTGCTGAGTTTCTCCCTGTATCTCTTATATTAATAACTGGGCTAGCCATATTTTTTTCCTTTAATTTCTTGTTAAGTTAAAAAGAAAAGGGAGCCGCATCCGACCCCCAATTCTCTTAATTACTAGTCGATACCGTAGAATGCGGATACTAGAGCACCATCGCGTAGTACTTTAGCTCCATATACATGAAGCCCCCGTACTATATCGCCAAAGGAACTAGGATCACGCAGTACTTCAGTACTCGTAATTGTCTGAGCCGTCGCCGTAGAACTAATATGACCAGCGATACATTTACCAGCAGCGTTAGACGTTGAGGCAATGTTATTCGTTTTGTACATACTAAATCCACGCAACTTACCAGAAGTTACTAGACCATTTCTTATTGAACCTTGACCAGCGTTGTAATCAACAGACAAGAGTTTCGATGCGGTTCCAGATAGAACCTCATAGAAGTCAGGTGCGGCTGCGAACCAGCGACCTTCTTCAGGAACATTCTGGTCGTCTAAAAGACGAGCCATATGCCCCAAGACATCTATAGGATCATGTTCTGAAGTACCAAAACCAATGTCAAGATTACCTGTGCCATCAAACGTACCAGCCGCAAGATCAGTAGCACTATCAGAACCTAAAATATGATTAGGGCTGGAAGCAGCTACACCACTGAACATCGTTGCAAGAACACCTTCGTCAAATGCATCTCTCAATGCATATGCAGCCGAAGATGATGCAGCTTCACGCCAATTCACATGAGACATTGAGGATTCAATATCATCAACCTTGAATTTAAAGGCGTTAGCCGTATCTACAATCAACGTTATTTCAGCGTCAGTCAGTTTCGTTTGCGTTACATCTGCACCACGTTCGTATTGATATACGGTGATGGTAGGCTCTTTAACGATCTTTACAGAATCGCCAAAGGCTGTAATTTCACCAGCATAATCAGTATTAGTAATAGCTTCAATTACCGAGGCTTTTCTGAAGAAGTTTAGAACTTTCTTAGAATAGACAGCAGGTAAGAAAAACGAATTCGCCTGAGTACTTACGGAGTTCGCAAAGTTGGCATCAGTATCTGTGCTAGGCTCAAAGTATTGGTCACTTTGATTATATGCCATATTTATTTACTCCAAATTAGACAAAAATTATGATTTAACTACTCTGCCTTCAGC